GCAAGGGCGTCCATTTCTCCCTGGGCTGCTGTCTCCTCAAGGGCCAGAAGCGGGGTCCCTGTCATATCAACACCGGATTTTCCATAAAGCGATCTGATCGTGCTCAGGGTTTTCCTGATCCGCTCCCGGTGCATCGCTTCGTCATAAGCGGCCCTTTCCCGGGCGGCTACTGCGGCTTGCTCGGCTACATCGGCGCTGTAACTTGCCGCCTTGCGCTGCTGTTCCCCGGCATATAAAGCGCCGCCTGCACTCACTGCCGCAGATACAATCAAAGCGACTGTCAATGGCTCACACATCAGACGCTCACCTCCGAAATCAGGGCCACCACGGTAAGCGGCATCGGTTTATCCTGCACAATCATAATCCGCGCTTCCTTGTTCCAACTGTCGTCATACCCGAGCGGAATGTCTCCGGTGAACAGGCTGTAGGGGGCTCCCATAGTTATCGTTGCATCCCGATCAAAACACATATCGAGATTGCTCGCGTCTCGCCCGACCTTGAAAGGCCCGGATCGATATACCCGGAGATTGATTTCATGGATTTTCTTCACGCGCCCCTGCAAAGTCCCGTCTCTCAGTTGGGTGTCGAGTCTCATGGTTTGAAGGGTTCCGGTGTAAGGAAGTCCGACGTGAACGACCTGGGCCGCAGCGGGCAAGGTGATCTTTCCGCCGGAAACGATCATCCCCGCGACTTGAGAACCGTCAGCCAGAACCGCTACCGCCTCCCCTTCAAGGTGACTCAAACCGCTGATAACCGTAGCCGCGGCCCCATTATAGGTCGTCCCGGAATCCACAAAGAAGGCATTGAGTCCCTTGTTTGAAATGTAATCGGCAGCGCTGTCATTGAAAAGTGGAGCCATTATCTCCACGTTCCGCACCGTGGCGCCGTTGATCGTTCTATTGACGATGGCCCATATTTCCGTGTAGCCGTCGCCCGGGATGGCGGAGAGACTTTCAATCGTGCCGTCGATGGGATGCTTATGCCAGGCGATCACGTCCTGATCCCTGATATAAGTCATGGCTATAAGCGCTCCCGCCACCGTGTAGCACCATAAAATTGTATGCGGTTTTCTCTGGAATGCCATGCCCTTGATGCCGGTCCCTGTGATATGTTCGGCCAGAAGAGTAAGATCAGGGGCGACATATTTCTCTTTTTCCCAAGTCCAGGTAAGTTCGCCGAGACTAAGACCCCGTGAATCGTCAAACCCGGATCTTTGGACATAGAGGACGGCATTGTCCACCGCAACGGGCATAATATCAGCAGTTCCCCACGGGATTTGTCTTTTCGCAATGACGTTGAGAGGCGTCAAGGCCTGGCCGGTGTCGTCAGGCCCCAACCTCGATATCTTCCCGGTAGATCCTATTAGCAGATATTCATCCGGTTCTATCCAGGAGATCTCCGATACTTCCCGACCAGTCACAGTGAATTCGTAGGCGTCGGAATCATCCACCCCGGGAGTATGGTTTTCGTAATCCCCCACAACCGACCCCCAGATCGTCTCAGGATATGCCGGAGAACCGGCCAGAATGAGCCGCTCTTCAAAGAACGTACCGCAAGAGGGATAACCGTTCGTTGCATTCCAGACGGCGCTCTCCAGCGTCCAGGAAGCGGTTTCCGTGACCGCCGTCAACTCCTTGAGGATTTCCCCTTTCACTTCCGTCGCCGAGGTATACGCAGTGATTTTTATAAGCCCGCCGTGAATCCGGATATATTTCCCAACGTCCGCGCTTCGGAAAAGATTCGCGGTCGCCGCAATTAGAGAACGTTTCATAAAATCATCGTCAGGAACCCAGAAGGTGCTTTTGGAATCTGGGTCAGCGCCGTCGGATAGCCGCACGTAAATCGTGTTGTAACCCAAGGCGTCATTATCGCCCCATCCCCATTGCGTGATCCCGAGAGAACCGAGAGTTCCTTTCACCACTGCCGTTCCGTTGATGTAAACGGCACCCGGCTCCGTCGCGCTGTAAAAGGCGGCTGTGTTGACGAGATAGTATTCATTTGTCCCCGATCCGGAGGCCAACCAGTTATTATTTGCCGGATTAGGATGATCCAGAAGATTTGTGAAGGTCTCGCTTCCGCCCGTTGATGTAATGGTGCAGATCGCCCCAACCGGTTTGTCGATTGAAGGCGTGATGTCGCCTGTCGGACTCCCATGAAGGCTCCATGACTGCGAGGCGATGGGACCGACCGCCGCAAAGTCGTCTATGATGTCGCAGGTGACTTCGGTCGTCGAAACGAAAGCGATGATCGAAGCCCTTCCGACCCCGGAAGTGATGAGTCGCTTCACGTCCCCGGTCTGAAACACCGCCCCGCCCGCCGTGAAAGCGATCCCGCTGCCCGTTACGGCCCCGAGTGTCAATGTTGCTGCAGGTTTTATTCCCTGCTCTTTGACCGCGGGCGACCTGAAGTTGATCGTCGAGAGCGTCCAGGACGTATGCCCGGTCCTTGATAGCTTTCGGGGCGCATAGGAATGATGGAAAAGATAGAGAACATCCGCCGACTGGCAATAATTTATATCCGCAAGATCAACCTCTATATACGTGGATGTTATTTCATAGATTTCCGCGACCGTGCCGCCGGATGCATAGGTCGAATAATTTGTGCTGTTTACTCCCGATAACGTGAACGTATTCGCCCCTACATTCACACTGGCGACCGTGAATTCCCGGTTGTTGACCTGTGTCATGCCTAAAACGCCGTTGATCAAAACCCGATCCCCGTTGGCGTAGGTATCTGATCCCTCATAGGTCACCACTGCGGGATTCGCCTTTGTGATCCCGGTGATGTTTTGGGCGGTAAGGGTGATCGGCGCCTTGTTTCTAAAAAACCGGATGTACTGATCGCCGAATTCGATCTGATATGCCTGGGTGACGGAAAATTCAAAAGGGATCAGCCGGGAAGTCTTGGAATGGTCTTTTGTGCCGTTGACGTATTTGAATCCGGGTCGGAAAACAGCCGGTCCCCGAGGATCAATGATGAAATTCTCAAGCCGGTAGCAGGCGTTTTGATACTTTTCAAGGTCAACACGGCCCTCCAGGAGAGAACTCCATTCGCCCGCATTAAAGGCCTTCTGAAGTAGATACGCCATTTACCGGCCCTCGGTTTGCCAAGAAAAATTGCCCTTATCCAGCGGTTGTTCGTCCTTGTGCCGGGGTCTGTTCCCTTCCATCGCGTTAAGGGCGTAGGCAGCCGGCAACTGAATTTTATGGAGCTCTTCAAGAAGCGAAATCCTTAATTTGTTGTCGCCGGCGAGCTTCGCAGAGAGTTCCGCCCCGAGCAGGGTTCCCAGGCAGTTGACGAACGAGGGACTGAATCTTCCAGTTGCCGTCACCTGGAAGATATATCGGATGTAGATTTCCTCATCCAGATTTGTCAGGAGTTTGCCGTTTTCAACAACCCATTCGGCATCTGACCCATAGAGTTCCCATACCCTCAAGCAGTCGGCGGGGATCGTATAAGCGTAATCCCACTCGAAGGCCGGAGCATCGGCGAGCTGGGCGCTGATGTCTGCCCGCTTCATGGCGAAATTCCACGGATGGGAATAAACAAGCTGGTCCCGCAAGAGCGGATAGAATACCTTACAGGCCCGACCCTCCTTGGTAGCGTCATCAAGGGATGTAATGGTCAGAGTGCCGAATTTCAGCAGCGCGAGGTTGCAAATCTGCACTTCGGAAGCCGACATGGGTTATCACCCCCTCAATTTTTGAGCTTTCAAAAGTTCGTTTCTGAGTTTCTCCAGTCCCCATCTCCTGTCATAAGCCGCCCCCAGTTCGTCAAAAGACGTTCGCAAAGACGTGATCTCGTCAGGACTTTCCCCGTCGCTCTCTTCTTCGGCGACCTCGATCTTGACCCCCGTTCCCTTGGAAACGAAGGCAGCCGTTTCATCATCAGCCGGCATGCAGTAGTTCAGAAGACCTGAAAGAAAGATTTTCGCGTATTTCGGGTGCTTCCCCTTTGCGATCTCCTTTTCGACATCGGCCTTTGAAACTTCAATCGTGCTGCCTTCCATTATGATCCGTTCTTTGAATTGAAACGTCCGTTCCACATGAAACTTCATAACGCCTCCTTATTTATAGGTTTTTGGAAATCGTATCAGCCCCACCAACCTTTTAAAAATCCTGCCATAAATAACAAAATAATCACAATGGCATAAAAGAGATTACTGTTATTCATTTCCTTCCACCATATTGACGATCTTGTTTAGAAAATCCTCTTCGGTCAGTTTATTGAATGCCGCCTCCAGGCTGTCGCACAGCACCTTGTTGATGCTGTCCGTCTTGAAATAAAAGGCCAGGTCCGGCAGGTTTTCAAGAAGATAGAGCTTCAGCTTGTCCCTGACCTCCTTCGTGCGATATACTTTGATCTCTTCATGGGCTTTCTTTACGAGATGTAGAGTGATAAGGGTTTCACAATATTCCCGGTCGAATATCTCAAATAGATTGAGAGCGCCCTTTTCGACAGACGCTTTCTTTTTGGCCTCAAGCGCTATCGCCTTGTTTTCCAAAGACTGAATTAAGGTTTCAATATTCATCGGGAATTCCTCTCATGTGAGTGACAATATTCTGATTCAAGACCAGAAAAGGATCACCGGTTTCGGCTTCAAACATAATCGCCGGAAGCGAAGGAAACGAAACCTTCCTTCCACCGCCTTCTTTCGATATGAACCTATCGTCTATTAGATAATACTCGTCTCCCGTTTCGGCTTCGGTGAATGAAATAATCACATTGCCGGCGATGAACTGGACATCGGCTTTATATGTCGCAAGGTTCAAAGCGTCAAACCCCGCCAAAACACCCGTTGCGAAATTTATTCCGGCGATGTTTTCCGACAGTACCAGCGCGAACATACCTGCCTGAATATTCGTCTCCGCATTAATGTTGGCCGGTCCCTCGTTGACTACCAAGGCCGCCGCCTGCGCCAGGATGTTGATGTCAATGGAGATGCTGGATTGATGGGTTGCGACCTGTAAAGCGCCGGTTCCGGCGGAAATGTTAATTCCGGCGTTTATCGTTGCCGTGTTTCCGGTTAGCGAAAGGGCATCCGTAGTCGCCGATATGCTGACATTGAGATTGACATCGGCTGCGTTTTCTGTGATCGCCAGCGTGTCAGTCGAAGCCGCTATATTGAGCGCCGCATTTACCGTGGCGGCCTGAGTTGTGAGTGCGAGAGCGGCGGTGTCAGTCGCCACCGTGACGGGCAATTCAACCCCTGCCGCATAGGTCGTTATATCGAGAGCATCCGTATTAGCCTGGATGCTTATGTCTGCTTTTATGGCTGCACCATAGCTCGTGATGCTCAGCGCATCATAACCAGCTTGTACATCCGTATCGACTTTGACCGTCGCTGCGTTCGGTGTGCAGGTCAAAGAGGCAGTGGTTGCCTGGACATTAACAGAAAGAGTGACAACGGCATCAAAGGTAGTTATTGTCAACTGTTCCAGGACCGTATTGACGTTTCGATCTACCTTGACAGCAGCAGCATTTTCAGTAAGTACGAGGGCGTCAGTCGTGCAGTTTACTTCAACCCCAGCCGTCCCCGCCAATATCTCTATGGCAGAAATTACATACGCACTCGAAGATGTACCCCAGGATAGGGTTGTATTCCCCGTAAGGGCGGTCCTTCTTTGTGCATTAAAAACATCCGCCCCGACATCCTGTTCTCCGATTTGTGTATAATTCGGAGTAACAAGCGTATTATCACTTTCATCTGTTATAAGAACCCCGACCATCCAAGAGGTGTCCACACAATTACTAATAAGGACGGTTGGCGCAGACGAAATTGACGCTTCTGTAATGCTACCCCCGATAGGATCGGTTGTGTCCGTACCGCTGACTGATAAAGAACATCCTGCCAGGTCGGTACATTTACCACCGGCAGTTACCTGAATGGTTAGCGCACTGCCTGTGGTTGGATTGATCTTGTACCAAATTTCTGTTCTGAATCCATTGGGGCCATAATCGCAATCTACCCCGGAATCGGTAAGAGCTGATCCATTATACGTAACGCCGGAAATGGTTCGATCAGCTAAGGTGGCATCTACCGCACCGACAAGAACTAAAAGGAGCGTAGTGCCCGCACCGCAAGTATGCGACCAGCTAACCGATGTAGCACCAGCGGCTTGAGCCCCGTTATTGGCTGAATCTAATGCTATTGCCATGTTTCATCCAAAGCATTCTTTTTAGCTTCTTCTTCCGCGTTCAAACACATAAACTGATATGAGCACTCACCGTTCTTGATAACTTTGAGCCAGGGATGATCGGGGAAAGCTACGCAGACGGAATGGGTGATTCCACCGTGCTCTTGGCAAGACTGGTTTCTCTTATTGTATATCTTGCAAGTCGGCACATTATTGATCACGGCATAATGAGAACAAGTTTCATCCACACAACAGATACCGCACCTGTTGCAGGTCCCTGATCTTATGAATTGCACCCCGTGGACTATATGCGTTGGATCGCCTTTACCCATTTATCATTCCAGTCTATGTGATTATAAAATTTCCGCTTGACAACATGGAACCGCATAACCCATAATCACTATGGTGGGCGGCGTGTTCCGTTAGATCGCCTGAAAGCAGGAATGACGGTCAAATGCCAGTTGCGGGCAAACGCAACAATCCTGCCCCGCCAGTTTAAAGCTCACCGCGATTAAATTGCGGAGTGAGTTTCATGATCCTGTTATTTAGGACATGGAAATTCGTCTCCTTCTTGATTCTGCTGATTTCTTTACAAATCGCTTTAAGTTCTTGCCTGATAGGAGCGAACTGCGCTTGAAGTTCCTGCTCCTTTGCCTCCAGCGGGTCAAGCGTCGCCCTCAGAACCTTCATTTGTTCAAGAGAACTCAGATAAAGTTTCATCATTTCAGGGTCTTTGGCTTCCATATTACATCCTCCTTTAGGTGATAGTATAAATTCCCGAAGCATTCCACGTAACCGTCAAATCACCGGCGGTCATATCCACAGGACCGCCCAGATCAACAAAGGCCAAGGCATCTTTCCCGACATCGGTGTAGTTGTAGATGATCCCCCAATAGGCATCTACATCGTTTCCTGCATTCTGCGCCCAGGTGGGATTCGTGGCAGAATCGAACGTCATAACCCCTGCTACTTCAGTTACTAAATCAGCCAGCGTCCCGAGGGCAGTTCCGTCCGCTACGTAAGTGCCCCCGCTACCCACCTGGGTGAAATCACCCAACACAGGCGTTGCCGTGCCTGCAACTGGCGTCGCCGTGTTGTCACAGATCGCAAGGTGAAATTGATCCGTACTGGCCCAGTCGCCATCAAGCATCTTGGCTTTTGCCTCTTCAAAAACTGTTACATCTCCTCTTGCCATTTTGTGCCTCCTTACAGTATATCCGTAATTATGATAGTTTTCCCCGTCAATTTCCCACCGGTATATGTGTACGTAATGGTTTTAATCTTCCCCAACCCGACAATTTCGACCTGGACCAGATCGTCCACGTCCCAAGTGTAGGTCACATCCAGATCCACGTGAGGCCAGATCAAAACATCATCGTGCTTTCTGCCGGCTACAAGAATTTCGGGCATATCGACACCATGAAAAATCGGGCGGGCGCATGACCCGCCCGATCCTCAGTCAAATGGTTAAACGATTACGGGTTTCCGCCCTGTTGCACCGGTCCGCCGATCCAGCTCGTGATCTTTCCTGTTGAAAGAGTTTGCGTAGCAATCGCGACGTAGATATCGAAATACTCCAACAACTGCCCGGCTGAAATTGGACGGGAAAACAACAGTGTTCCGTCCGGGTGTTCGGTCGGCGTGTTTTCCGTAATCGCGACGCTGTCCAACACCACGCCGGCGTTATCGATGAGCGGGTTCGTTCCCGTGGCCCCGTTGTACAGATAAAAGGTCGCGACCGACCCATCTACCGCAGCGAGCATATCTTCATCTTCGACAACGCAGTTCCAGAACAACCGCCCGCTCACATTGGGGCGATCCTGCATTGCTACATTTTTGTGATCCACCACGGCATTGATACGGACGATATTCGTGCCGTGAGTATGTCCCGCCGCCGCCGCCGCAATGCTCATACTTTCGCAAAACACAAGTTGAGAATCCATATTGCCTTGTCCTCCTTTCCTTGAATTGTTACGCCACTACCGTTTCCGTATTGAGCAGGATTTCCCGCGCGATCTTGCGAACGGGCACCCCCGCGAAATACATGATCGGCTCGCCGCTCAGGGCATTCCCGCCTGGCGTCCAGTAAACATTGTTTTTGTCCTTGCAGCGGATCTGCGCTTGAGTCAAAATGACCTCATTGCAGTAAATCCGCGTGCCCGGTCCGGTTTCCATGTTATTCAACAAGGTGATCAGGTTGTCCTCGTTGAAGATGTTCTCGGCGCCCGCGGCTTCGATATTCGCCACTCTTCCGATCGCGCGAGGATTTCTGACCACCATTCCGCAGCGGATCACGAAATGATCGCGGTAAACCTCAATCAACCCGCTTGCGTTTTCCGAGGTGACCTGCCCCTTGTCGGTATGCTGCACTCCCAGATTCGCGGCCATGTTCTTGGGATAGATCAGATAGGCTGTGGGCTGTCCCCAGGTAACGACAAATATGCTTGTCGTGTCGCCGCCCGAACCTCCGGCGCCGATGACGAACCGCGCATCCAACGTGTTGAGCCGGGGCGCGAAGCCGTGCATGGAGTCGGGATCTGCAAAGGAATTGCCATAGATGATGTCGGAAACGATGGTCTGCCCCAACCCCTCGACAAACGCGTCCACTTCGCCGGACCTGAAAACCGCCGGGGAAGGCATGGAATCCACCAGGGCCACATCCACGTCGCAGTAGTCCTCGAGCTGCTCGATCACGTCCATGACCTCGGTCGTTCTCGACACGGACTGTGAAATGCGCTGATTGAGTTTTCTCCTGCTGCCCGTGGGACGCGTGCCCCTCCGAGTCGTTTTATTCGTCCAGACATCGTTGGACGGGAGCCAGGGAGCCTCCGTAAGGATCTCCCCCATCTTCCGGTTCAGGAC